TTCAGGTTCAGCTATTGGCTCGCTTATCTTTTATGATTTGACCAACGGAGTGTAACATGACAACTAAAAATCGCACCGTTGGCATAGAACTCACCACAAGTAATGCAGACTTGTATACTGTACCTGCTAATTATGAAGCTAACATCAAAAGTATCTACGTTAACAACGCTTTGAGCAGCACGGTAACCTTCAGTCTCGATTGGTACGATAGCCAAAACACAACCTACCACACAATGGCTGAAACTGTCGAACTACCGCCGAACAGTCTGCTACAGATAACCGAAAGTCTTTGGCTGTACAAAGCCGACAAGTTCAGAGGGCTTGCCAGTGCGAATAGTGCAGTCACCGTCATCTTCAACATAGAAGAATCGTACACCCCGATGAGGAAATAATGAACTACCTCCAACTCTGCAATAATGTCCTTCGCGAAATCAACGAGGTTGAAATTGTCAACATCGGTTCGACTCGCGGCATTCAAACCTCCGTCAAAGACTTTGTGAACAAAGCCCAGCGCGATATCATCAACTCTGAAATAGAGTGGCCCTTTACGGTTGTTAGCCAGTCCTTTAGCACTGTTGCCGGAACTGCCGAATACTCTCGCGAAGCAGACGCCAAGACTATTGACTTCGATAGCTTTACGGTTCAAAAATCGGGAGAGGCAGAGCGAACCCTTCGTTACCTGTCCTTCAACGAATACCTCGATGCAAAAAACGAGACCGATACGAACCCCAACACTAGCGCACGTGCTGCCCCAGACTTTATCTACGAAACCCCCGACACTAAGATTGGCTTGTCTCCCGTGCCTGACGACACCTATACGGTTCGCTACTATTACTACCAGACATCTACCGACATGTCCGGTGCAACGGATACCCCCGTTATTCCGGAGCGGTTCCACGACGTTATCGTCAACCGCGCAAGATACTACGCCCACATGCTTCGGTCTGATGTTCAGTTTTCTCAACTTGCCTTGCGTGACTACACAGAGGGGTTGAGCCGTATGCGTGTCGAACTAATCAACCGTAAGGACTACATGAGGGCTGTTTAATGCCAGAAACATCGCTAATCAGCCCTGCAGTTGTTCGATTAGGCGGCGGTCTGGTCCTTGACAAAGACACCTTCTCTATTCCACCGGGTGCTGCTCTTCAGTTGCAGAACTTCGAGCCGGACATCAACGGTGGGTATCGACGTATCAACGGGTTCGAAAAGTACGACACGAACCAAGTTGGTGGCTCGACGGGAACTATTCTTGGGGTTCACATTTACAGAGACCAAGTGATTGTTGCAAAGGATACGGCAGTTTACAAGGGTACGGGTAGCGGTTGGACAAGCATCGACACCGGACGAACTAGCGCAGGACGATTTGACTTTGTTAACTTCAATTTCAACAACACTGAAAAGGTTATCTGGTGCGATGGAGCCAACAATGCTTCAGTGTACGATAACAGTACGGTTACTGACATCAACGCTAGTGGCGCACCTGCAGACCCTCAGTTTGTGGCTGTGTTCAAAAGTCACGTGTTTTTTGCAGGTATGTCGACGAACCCACAGGAAGTGGTGTTTACGTCTCCGTTTGATGAGACGGACTTTTCAACGGCGAATGGGGCAGGTTCGATTCGTGTCGAAAGCCCCGTCAAAAAACTGAAGGTCTTTCGTGAGCGACTCTTTATCTTTTGCGAAGACCAGATTTACTTTGTTGCAGGTTCGTCGGTTGCTGATTTTCAGATGGAACCTGTCACGCGAAACATTGGATGTGTTGACGGCTTTAGCGTCCAAGAGATAGCAGGTGACGTTATATACTTGGCTCCGGACGGTTTGCGAACCATCGCAGGTACGGATAAGATTGGGGATATCGAACTGGGAACCGTGTCAAAACAGATACAGCCCCGCCTCGATAACATCTCTAAGGAACGCATCTCTTCTGTCGTCATCCGAAACAAGAGTCAGTATCGTCTGTTCTTTCCCCAAGACTCCGGAACGACGGCTGGCGCACCCGGAATCATCGGCGTAATTAAAGCTGGGGTCGAAGGTGGTATGGGTTGGGAATACGCTGACCTGAAGGGTATCAAAGCAGCGTGTTGCACATCCGGATTTATCAGTGGCACAGAGACAGTCTTGCATGGTGGTTACGATGGTTACGTCTACAAGCAAGAAACGGGGGATGACTTCGACGGAACCAACATTCAGGCTATTTATCGTTCTCCTGACTTTACGATGGGCGACGCAGGTATCCGAAAGCTCATGCAGCGGATTATCTGGAACTACGATAACGAAGGAACGGTTAACTCAAAGTTTCGTATTCGCTACGACTTTAATTCGTCGGATGTTCCCCAGCCAAACGAATACGAACTGACAACAGGTGCAGCGGTGGCTATCTACGGGTTCGCCACCTCAACATACGGAACAGCCGTGTACGGTTCGAGCGGAACACCACTGGTCAGACAAAGCATCGAAGGGGGCGGATTTACGGTTGCGGTTCGTCTCGACGACAATCAAGGCGCAGCCCCTATCTCAATCAAAGGTTACCAACTAGAATTTACTCCGGGAGGAAGGAGATAACCAATGGCAGGTTATACCAGACAATCTACATATACTGACGGCGACGTTATCAACGCAGCGGATTCGAATGATGAGTTCGACCAGCTATTAGCCGCCTTCAACAATTCGACAGGTCACAAGCACGATGGTACGGCTGCTGAAGGTCCGGTTATCGGTTTGATTGGTGACCCCGGCGTAACAACTCCGATAAACAAGGTTGTTGTTGACGACACGAACAATCGCGTTGGTTTCTTTGTTGATGTTTCCTCCGTATCGACAGAGCAGCTACGAGTCCAAGACGGGGCTGTTGTTCCTGTGACCGACAACGATGTTGACTTGGGTGCAAGTGGTCTTGAGTTCAAAGACCTGTACATCGATGGCGTTGCCTACGTTGATAGCATTGCGATGCCAACTACAACGGTTACGGACATCCTCGACGAAGACACCATGTCTTCCGACAGCGCAACAGCCCTCGCAACCCAACAATCCATCAAAGCCTATGTTGATGCACAAGTCACTGCACAAGACTTAGACTTTCAGGCGGATACGGGTGGCGCACTAAACATCGACCTCGACTCTGAAACCCTCACCTTTACGGGTGGCACGGGCATCGACACATCTGGGTCAGGCAATGCCGTCACGTTTGCCATCGATTCAACCGTCGCTACTCTTACAGGTTCGCAAACCTTAACGAACAAAACTCTCACCACCCCAATCATCGCTACCATTTCGAACACGGGTACGCTAACTCTGCCAACCAGCACCGATACTCTCGTAGGTAGAGCCACAACCGATACCTTGACGAACAAGACCTTGACTTCCCCTGTCATTGCTACCATCTCGAACACGGGTACACTAACCTTACCCACCAGCACGGACACATTGGTTGGCAGAGCTACAACCGATACCTTGACGAACAAAACTATCGATGCTGACAACAACACCCTTTCAAACATCGAGGTAGACAATCTAAAGTCAGGCGTCCTTGACACGGATTTGACATCTGTTGCGGCTACCGATACAACCCTTGCCTCTGCAAAGGCCATTAAGACGTACGTCGACGCTCAGGTTACCGCACAAGACCTTGACTTCCAAGCTGACACAGGGGGTGCATTAAATATTGACCTTGACAGCGAGACCCTGACTTTTACGGGTGGCACGGGTATTGATACGAGCGGTAGCGGTAATGCCGTGACGTTTGCAATCGACTCGACCGTTGCAACCTTGACGGGTTCGCAAACCTTGACGAACAAGACCCTTACCACCCCCGTAATCAGCACGATTTCAAATACGGGTACGGTAACTCTCCCAACAGCAACTACAACCCTTGTTGGACGGGATACCACCGACACCTTGACGAACAAAAGCATCGATGCTTCTCAGCTTACTGGCACAGTAGACAATGCTCGTTTGGATGCGGAACTTCAGGCTCTTGCAGGACTGACATCTGCTGCTGACAAGGGCATCCAGTTTACTGGTAGCGGTACTGCTGCAACCTACGACCTCACCGCTGCAGGTAAGGCACTGCTCGACGATGCAGACGCCGCTGCTCAACGCACTACTCTCGGTCTGGGTACGGCTGCTACCCTCAACGTGGGAACCTCCGCGAACAATGTTGTGCAACTCGATGGCACTGGAAAGCTTCCGGCTGTCGACGGTTCGCAGCTAACCAACATCACCGTAGTCGAAACAGACCCGTCTGCCTTAGCTTTTGCTATCGCACTGGGTTGACAATCACACAAAAATAGTTTATAATATATCCAAAGAGGGATTACTATGGCAAACGCTTTCCTATCAGAAACAGACACAGCAGTTGGAACGTCCCCAGCGACTATTCTAACTTGTGGTGCATCAACCGAAACCACCATCATTGGTCTGAGCATTGCTAACATCGTAACAAGTCAAATCACCGTAGACGTACAGCTTGATGCTTCAGGTCGTACAAGTGGTGCAGAAGACAGTGTTTACCTTGTTAAGGCTGCTCCAGTGCCAGTTGGTGGTTCTTTAGTTGTAGTTGGTGGTGACCAGAAGGTAGTGCTTGAGCCGGGTGACGCAATCAAAGTCACATCGGATACGGCATCATCTGCTGACGTTGTTCTTAGCCATCTTGACATTACATAAGGAGTAGGGCATGGCCTATCAAGGTAACGTACCTGCAGCTTCGTATCTTGCTACACCAGCAGTACAACAGTTCAATGGTGACGGCACAACAACTACCTTTACCCTGAACCGCACAGTTGCTACGAAGCAAAGCATTATTGTGTCGGTTGATGGCGTTGTCCAAGATGCTGCCAGTTCCTACACTGTGCCAGATGGTGTTACTCTGACTTTCACTGCTGCCCCTTCTAGCGGCACTGCAAACATCTTTGTGAATTTCCTTGATTTGCCAGTCGGTACAGTCACTCCCCCTGATGAATTTAAAGGCAACTTCAAGAATAATGGCATGTTCCGTATCAATGCACAGACGTTGAGTTCGGATATTACCATTGTTGGAACTGAGAATGCTAACGTAACTGGACCGCTTACCATAGCATCTGGTGTAACATTGACCGTAGATAGCGGTGGAACATTGGTGACACTATGAGTACATTAAAAGCAGATACAATCCAGAACACATCGGGCGGTGCAGTCACGCTGACTAATCAAGAAACGATAAAAGCATATGGAATGGTGGATGGGACAGGAACTATTAACCTAGTCACAAGTTTCAATGCTTCTGGAGTGATAGATAACGGTACTGGTGATATCACCTTTAGCCTTACTAACAGCATGAGCAACACCACATATATGTTCATGATTGACAGCTACAATGAAACTACAGGTCATAGTTCAAGAAATGCTACTAAATATACAGGTGGACAAGCGGCAGGGTCTTTTAGATTTGTTACTGGGTACACAAGTAATACATCAGGTGGAGGCACAGCATACGATGAAGACTTTAACCCAATAGCGTTGATGGGAGACCTAGCATGAGTACCATCCTAGTTGACAATCTCACAGGCAAGACCTCTGCTGGCTCTATTACGGTGACGAGCGAGGGCGGTGCGGCTACGCAGTCCTTGCAACAGGGGCTGGCGAAGGCGTGGGCTAATCTTAATGGCATAGGTACTATTGCTTTACGGGATTCATTAAACATAAGTTCAGCAACAGATTTAGGAACTGGATATTACAAAAAGTCTTACACAAACTCAATGAGCAACATCAATTATTCATCAGTGTTTGGTGGGCAGTACGGCAGTGGCGCAGGTGTTTACACAACATTAATAGGCATAAGAAACGAAACTAATTATGATGACCCTGTTACAACTACTTTTATTGAGATAGTAACAATCGGTCATGATGGGGCGACTGATGACCACGAATGTGCTAATACAAATATCCACGGAGACCTCGCATAATGGCTGGAACAATAGTAGCGGATACACTGACCCACTCAACCGCAGGGTCTATCGCCACGAACTATGTTGTTGAGGGTAGTGCGAAGGCTTGGGCTAGGTCGGATACCACTTCAACTATCCAAAGTTTCAACACTTCTGGATTTACTGATAACGGAGTAGGTGATTATACCATTGCATTTTCTAGCGCATTTAGCAGTAACACATTTGCTGGCACAACATCAGGACTTGGCACTGCGGCTAGGTCTGTAAATTACAGTAATGCTCAAACTACATCAATAGATTTAGATACATTTGCAACCACCACTGGTAGTAGAACTGATACGGCAACAGGCTTTCAAATTCACGGAGAACTCGCCTAATGACAACGACACCTGATTTCAAAGGCACTCACCTGTTTGACCGACTATGCTGGGCTAAAGAAAACCTAGACGGTGTGCAGTCTGACTATCGTGTTGTTTATGAGGACAGCATTGATGAGTGCGCCAAGATACTTGTGCCTGACCCTAACTGGATGGCTTGCGCTTTACAAGGCGGCATCCTACCACCAGTGTGGGTGTATCACGAGTTAGCAAAAGACGAAGCACAACCTAATTTCAAGAAGCATACTCGCGGCTATCTGTTGCACACAACAGAACCTATGCCAGCGATGACTGAGGAACAGGCTATTGAATACTTAATCATGAAGGATGTGCCACAGCATGTCTGGCAAGAATGGAACACTGGCAACAAACCAAAGATGGTTATCTGCCGCAAAGAACAGTTACCAAGCACTAGAGAGTGGCGTAATGCTTGGAAGATAACTGAAGACTTAACTGCCACTGATATCGCAGCATAGGAGAAACACACATGGCTGTATCAACATACATCGTAGATAAGGACGGGAATCAGATTGACGCTTCCACAGCTACCGTTCCTTCTGACCGTCACTTTCGTGGTGCATGGTCTCTTAATGGAAGCGTAATCAGTGAAGACATGGACTCTGCACGGGCAATCTTCCGTGACAAGATTCGTGAAGCACGTAAGCCATTGCT